AGTTAGGATTATTTGCAGTAGCTCCTCTACTAACACTATCATCTGTTAATTTTATATTACTGTCTGTAGGGGTGTCTATGTTAGCTCCTGAAATAATTAAAGATAAAGATCCTGCTGATAATTTTTGTTTATAATTTGCTCTATTTATATTAATTACATAAATGCTGTCTGGTGTGTGAGTACCAAAAGTAAAATTTTGTGTTTCATCTTGAAAAACTAATTGTCTATATTGGTTATAATTTACTCTTGTAGCACTCATACCAAAAGATCCTGTGTCATTAGTAAAATCAGGAGATCCTGATCCGTGTCTGTGACCATATGCTAATGAATACTGTACTGCTGATGCATTAGAAGTACTAACTGCATTATGTGCGTCTATATAAAAATGTATTGATCCTGTTGGAGATGTTACTGATGCTGACAATAATGAAGATGTAAAATTTGTATCTAAATTGTTGTCATTAGTAGACCACGTTGATGTAACTATTGGAGCTGGATTTTGTAATATTACTATATCGTTTGCTTCGTCAAATCTGGTTAAACTCATTTGTTTTTATTTTAAGTTGTTGTTGAATTTACAGTAAATGGAATTGTTATTCTTGCTCCTGTATTTATTCCTTCAATTATTAAACTTGTTGTTAATGATGGTAATTCTGTGCTAAATAAAGCATTATTAGTTGTTGCTTGAATTGTAAATGTTCTACCTACTACTGTTTCAGCTGTAGCTGTATTAGAAATAGTATTTATTGTTTGTTGATTTACAGTTGGTTGAGCTGTATTTCTTCTTCTTGCTGCTGCTCTACTGTTAGATTTAGCTGATGCTCCTGTTGCTTGAACATATTCTCTTAATCTGTTGTCTACAATAGTAAATCTATATCCTCTTGATTCTGTGCCTGCTTGATTATTACCGTTAATGTTAAATGTTCTAGGTTTTATACTTTGAACAGCTCCTTGAGCTAATTCTATACCTGTTTGGTTAGCAACTTGAATATATGGTATTGCTGATGTTCCACGAGCTAAAGTAATTAATTTTGATTGCATCATGTTACCCCCATCTGGAATAGCTTCAATTAAAGGCATGTTTTCAATTGCTTCAGCTGAATATTGAGTTCCATTTGGGTGATTTTCATTAAATAAAGTATAATCTATTTCACTGTCTCCTAATGCAAATTGTGTTATTTCAAATGATCCGTCATTTCTAGCTAAAAGTTCTCTTCCTTTTTTGGTTAAAATTGCGTCTACTGTAATACTGGTTTTGTCTAAATATCCCATTGTTTTTGTTGTTTATTATAAATATAATGTTTTTTAAAAAATGTTAATTATTCAATAATGGTCCTTGTAAGTCCTCCAGGAGCAACATCTATCATTCCTCCTCTTTGTAAATATAATTCTAAATTTCTTTTTACTTTTGGATGAGTATGGTCAGGAATAATTACTATTCCTTTTGTTCCTATACCATCAAATAATTCTTCGTCTTTATTTATGTTAGCTATTATAGTATGATCTTTATCTAAAAACGAAATTTGATAATCAAGTGAAGCTGTTCCTTGAGCATTAAGATATCCACCATAATAATTATCTGCTGTCATAGATCCTGATATAGATTTTCTGTAATTAGGGTTACTAGATGTAATACTTTGTCTATGACCTACAGGACCTAATGCTCCCCCTTGTATAAAAACTCTACCATCTTCTATGTGGGATATATTTACTCCTCTTTGTAAATATGTACCATTAGATTGTTCACCTACTGCTGTACACCCTTCAAAAGCTCGGTCCTCTGAGGCAAATTGTAAACTTTCTTCTAATGTTATTGCTGGACTACCTGTGTATTGTAAGTAAGCTGTGTCAAATTCATCCTCAAAAGTATCTATTGTAGGCATAAATCTACCATCTCCTGCTGACTTAAATATTATCTCATGTGTTTGAGGTAAAAAGGAATGACAATGATCTCCAATGTCTAATGATGTTTGGTTTTGATCTACTTCAAAGGTTCCTATGCTTCTTTCATCATTTGCACTTTCATTGTATGAATAATTTCCTGGACTTCCACTTCCACTTACACTAATACTAAAATCTTTTACTCCATGTAAAAAAGTAACATGTATTTCTGTTTTGTCTTCTTCAGGTATAGTTGTGTCGTTTACATTAGCCTTTAAATGATCTAACATGTTTATCCCAATAAATCTACTTGCTCTTCCTAAATCAGAATTAGAAATACGTTCTGCGTTTGTACTTCCTATGTTAAAATCATTATCAATAAGACCAAATCCCCCACTGTAGAATTGTCTTGTATATTTATTACTTATAATAGATGAAGAAACAAATGAAGGGCCCATATGTCCTAATGTAAATAAATCTCCTTCTGTAGGGTGTTCTACACTACTATCTGCAAACATATCTATTACTGCATATCTAAATCTAGCTCCAGATATTGGGGATTGTGCTATTTCAACAGAACTCTCATTTAACATACCATTAATATGTGTGTCCGCTTCTTCAAGACCATCTCTATAAAAATACATTGAATTATTAGTTTGTAAATGATCTTCTCCTGTTGCTTCTCTGGATCCTGAAAATTCTCCTGCATGTACAAAATCAAAAGATTTTAACAACCATCCTTTATTCATTTTACAATGATATTTTTGTTTTAATTTTGAAGATATAGATTCATCTAATATTTTCATAGAAAAAGCTCCTCCTGTAGGTAAATCATTAGTTATAAACCTATGAAATTCACTCCAACCTTCTGTAGTTCTGTCTACTATGTCTACTGTGTCTGTTTCTATATTTACTATTAATATTTTTGAAATTCCTATATAAGAATGATTTTCTAAAGTAGCAAATTGAGCGTCTTCTTCTCCTCCTACCACTGTAGTAGCTATAAATAAAGCTGTTGTTTCATTTTGTACTACAGGATTTAAACCATAAGTTATATCTCCTACTTCTTTTGTAAAATTAATACGATTCATACCTATTTGCCACGCAGGACCGTTAGAAGAAAGCGAACTAGATACTGTTCCAGAAGAATTTGCTATTTGAAAAAATCCTATACCTGAACCTACAACAGCAGGTGAATATTTATTTATAGCCTTTCCTGTTGCTTTGCATCCTTTATATCTAGGATTAGCCCACCATGCTTGTTCAACTAAACCATCATCAAATTCTGCTATATATAATCTGTCTTCAAAACTTTTTGTAATAAATCTAGTAGCTAAATTATGAGAAACTTGAAAAAAGGCTCCAGACACACCCCCTATATTCATAAAACCAATACCTGGTGCTGATACAGTACCTGGTAAAAAGTTAAATATAGCGGATCCTGTAGGTTTATTAGGATTTGTAATTGACATAACTATATACTATTAAATTCTTTATATTTATAATACCTACGAGAAATTCTTCCTTTCGTTGCCATTCCTAATAAAATAGATGATTCGTGAGCTATATAATTGTCTGGTTTATTTGAAGGGTGAACATGAGCAGTCCATGAATCAATAGCAAAAGTAGTCCCTATTTCAGCATATCCTATTCCTACATTGTTATAACTTTGAGGACCATAGGGTTTAATAGGAGCTTGACAAGCTTGTTGATTTTCTGCATTAGGGTCTATTCTATCTTGACTTAAATGATCATCAAATATTTCAATTGTAGTATTAGTTCCTTGTTCTAATCTTTCTCCTGTTTTACTAGAAGTTATATTTGATAAATTATTGTAACTAACTACATAAGTACCAGGTTCATATTGACCTTGAGGAGTTAAAGGATCAGCAGTATCTGCTATATCATTTATTTTATTATCTTCATAGTCTGATGATATAGTAACATCTAATGTTTGATGAAGACCTTCTGTCATAGTTTGACCATCACTTCTTACTGGTATTTCTCTAGGAAATTTATTTCTTTCTAAAAAATGGGGTTCAATTAAAAGGCCTGTTTTTGTGTTTGCTTTAAAAGGTACCCATTCTTCTATTATTTTAAATAGAGTATGGTCTACTTGTTGAATTAATTTTATATAATCACCATAATTGTACTTTCTTTTTACTTTTTGAAAGTAAACATCACTAAGATCTGATAGATCTTCATAAGCAGAAGCTGATTGAACCGAAGGTAAAGGTGAACCTATATAATCATCCATTCTAAAAGAACCTAAAGTATAAATTATATCTTCGTTTATTTCTTCTGTTGGTGAAAAGAATATACCTAAATCTTCATATTCAGGAGGTTGTCTGTCTAAAGTAGAAGTTTCTAATTTTTTATTTGATACTAAAATATTTCCAGGTATTGTACCTGTATCTATCCTAACTTTATCACTTGTCATAGAAGCTCCAACTGTGTCCGGAGTAGGTAAAAAATGAGGTTCTACTACTTCTTCCCATCTTTGAGAAGCCATACTACTTGTAACTCTAAATAAGTTATCTGCATTATAAGCATCTTCTGTTGTAACAGGAGTTTTTCCATTGTCTAAACCATTTAAAATGTCTAAATCTACATTTGGATGGAAACTTGCACTACTTTCATAGTCATTTGCCCCTAAAGGTAATCTTAAAACTAAATTTTCAAATGAAGAAGAAGGTGAATTACCACTGTACATGTAAGGTTCAAGGGCGTGTTTTTTAAGAGTAGCATCTGAAATTAATTCTCCAAAGAAAATATTAATGCCTTGTAAAGAACCTGAGTACCTTAAAGGTTCTCCTGGATGGATAGCATTATCATTTGTTGGGATTCCTCCAAAAAAGGCATATTTTGCTCCTCTTTTTTCTGATCCCCAAGCAAATTTATAAAAACTAGTATGTGAAGAAGTTATATAAGAAGATACATTTTTATTAAAATTAGATTGTAAAGCACCAAAAGTTACTTGAGCATCATTAGAATCTGGATCTTTATTTGCCCTTAAGAAAACATTCCAAAAAGCATCGTTATAAACGGGAAAATTAGACGAAGAACATATGAAAGTAGGTCCTTGATATAAATGTAAGGCTCCATATTGTGTAGAATCTCCTGAAGAAGATATGTCTGATCCTGTATGAGGACATAATAATAAATGGTGATCTCTACCTGCTAAATTAATATTAGAAGCTCCTGTATTGTTAGATCCTGATAAACTAAATAAATGGTAATTTTCATTTGATCTTACAGGTTTTATTCTAAATTCAACTGATTTTTTTAATTGTTGAGCATTTGTAAAATGATCATCTGCTATAGAAGAAGACCAAGCTGTTCTTATAAAAAACCCATCTGTTGCCCCTTCTGTTCCTGAATCACCATGTAATGCTTGACCTGACTTTTCATAAGAAAAAGTTTTATAAAAATCAGCAAAATCTATGTCTTTTACTGGTCCACTAAAAGTAGTACTACCACCATATTCTTTTATATTTAATAATGTTGAAGGTAAACCATAACAACTCATTAAAGCTTTAATTCCTCTTTCTGTTCCTTTTGTCTGTAGGAGATAAGGAGCATTATGGTATAAACGTTTCCAAATTTCTCTAGTTATTTCTCCTTTAGGGATTGAACCATTATCAATAGGACTTCCATTGTAAGATGCTGTTACTAATGTTTGATGATCTCCTACATTATACCATTCTCTACCTAATCCCCCTACTATATAATCTCCTATTACTAAATTTCCTACTACATGATCTTGGGTTCCTTCTCCTAAAATATATTCTATTAAATTAGCATTTTCAAATTGATCAAAAGTATCTATCCCTAGGGCTTTTAACTGAAAATAAACTAAATCTTGTGAAATACCTCTTTTACTGTGATGGTTATTTATTTCTGTTATGTCTTTTATATGGGTCCACATGTAATCAAAATGTTGACCTACCATGTTAACAAAACCTATATATAAACTATTATTAGTATTATTTCGTATATGTTCAGGTATAAGTTTATTTAGATTGTAAGAATTACTTCTATCATATAAAGAAGCAGATAATAATTGACCTGATGCGTTAGAGCTTGCAAAATTAGAACCTAACCATGTTATAGCTTCACTAGAAGAAATAGAATGTATATCTCCATGAGAATTTATTTTAGGCCACGTATACACATTTGACCCCGTTGTATTGTATAAAAATTGTTCATACCCATCAAATCCTTTTATTAAAGTTTCTATTTTATCTGTTATATTTTCTTTTGCATTTAGTATAAATCTAGAGGAAGATGTTGGACCTACTACAGTTGATATTTCAGCTGATTGAGAATGATATAGTTCTATTAATTCTAATTTATATTTAAAATTATTTAAACGTTCTTCTGCACTACTAAAATGAACAAAATTTTCAAAATGATAAGGAATGTCTGTATCTTCTAAACTTGAAGATACTTTTCTTATATAATCATATTGTATATTAGGGACTTCTTTATTTTCTAATTTATTTATAAGTCTATGATAAGATGAAGATACATTATAATTTAATAAATCATTATATGTTTTATAAGCAGAAGGTATAGAATTATTTTGTCTAGTACCTATATTAAAATTAGGACCCATTAATTCTATAGAATCTTCTTCTATCTCTGGTTGTAATAAACTTACTTTAGTAAAAAACGAATCTATAATTTCTTCAACTACTTTAAATTCTGTAGTTTTTTTAATGTCTGTAGGAAGAGGATCTAGTGTTTTTATTAATAACTCGTGTGTTTGAGTGTCTTTATTTAAAAGAATATTAATTGAAGGAATAATAATATCATTTCCAAAATTTAAAGCAAATTCTTTAAAATACACAGAACTACCTAATTCAGAAATAAAATTATTTACAGCTGTATCAAATAAATTATTATCTACTTTTTTAGATATAGCTCTTAATTCTGTTCGTGTTGAAGATATATCTTTAAGGTAAAAAGGAAATTCTAATCCTTCTGTGTTAAATATTTTATTTCTATGAATATTAAATTTTAAATTAAAATCTCCAGATGTATAACCTCTTTGTTTTAAAACTTCTTCAAAGTCTATTATAATTTCTGAAGATGATTCTGTTTCACTGCCTCCAGGAAGTGTATAATCATTAAAATCATATTCAGAGTAAAGTAATTTATTAGCTAAATTATATATGTGTAGTTCTATTACATCTTCAGGTCTACCAAAAGTTTTTGATATAGTTGTCTCTCCTAAATCTAAATCAACAATATCTCTTGTTTTATCTATAAGAACTTCTTGTAAATTAGGAAAAGATATCTCTTCTAATACATCTTTTACATTAGGTATTTTGTCTCTTTTAAAAGAAGGAGAATCAGACTTAGAGGATCTATTAATATTTTTTTTATATCTAGCCATATGTTATGAGTTCGGTTTATACATATTAACTTCATAAGATGATATAAATAAATCTTGTATTTTATTAACAGGGGGACCATCTGCTATTGCGTCTAAACCTCCTGGCCATAAAAAAACAATAACTTCTGAATCTTTTAAATCTTTCATTCCTAATCTGTTTTTTATTTTAGAATAAAGAGTATATTCACCTGATATAGGTCTTTTTTTCCCTGAATGCATATAATATCTAGGACCTTTTATTCTTCCCTCTGAATCTATACCTCCATTTCCCGCAGTGTACCCTACATTAAAATCTTTATGCATTATTATAGATCCATTAATAAAATAGGGATGTTCTCTATCCGCGCTGTCTATTTCTAATTGAACTGTTTCTAATCGTTGTTTTAGTCTTTCTATTTCTAAATTTCTAGGATTATCTACAGTCCCTACGTGGTTTTCGCTTTTTATAATAAAATTATTATGAACAGATTTATCTAAACTATAAAAATTTTCATTATATAATTTAAAAAATCCATTAACTGTAGGGGGTTTTGTTTTAAATTCTGAAAAACCCATTTGGTCTCCTAAAAGACCTGCTACGTCTTTATACTTGTATGATACTTTATTTAATGTTACTTTTTTCATATTAACAATCTAAACAATTTGTAAAAGTACATCCTAAGGGAAGATTACTATTAGAACCTGCAGGTATTGAATATAAACTAAATTGTTCTAATTGGGATTTAGTAAAAGGACAAAATTCTGGGTCATTTGTATCTGCATAGTTTGTGTTAGAATTATTAGTATCTAATATAGTTCTTACTTCTCCTGATAACCCATAATTACTTCCTTCATTAGGGGGATTAAAGTAATTACCCCCATTTGGTTCATAATAACGTAAATTTATTTGGTTGTTTTTTATAGGTTCATGTGTTAACCCTATATAAGCTATTTTACTTGTTTTTATAGCTTCCCAATTAAATCTTGAAGATCCTTCTCCTACCATTCCATATCTATAAGGATTAGCATATTCAACATTAAAAATTCCTATTCCAAACATACTGCTATTATTATTTGATCCAAAAGGAATACTATTAACCCCTGTATCATAAGCTATTCTTTTGAATTTTTGGTCTTTATAAACATCACTATTTTTATTAAATAAATGATCTGGTAAATCTTTATCTTTTATTTTAAATATTTTTTTAGATGCATTTGAAGATTCATCTAAATTATAAAAATAATGATACCTAAAATCTTCTGCTGCTTCATAGTTAGCATTTCCTGAAGTAACATCTGTGTATCTTAAATATACAACATAGGTACCAAATAATTTTAATATAGGTTGACCATAAACAGGGAATGTTTTTCCATTTCCTAAAGCTATTCTATGATCTAGTTTTATATTTCCTGCATACTGAAACCATCCCCCACCTGATTCTACATTACCTACACTTTTTGATATTTCATCATTTTCAAATTTTACTGTTTTTTTATAGTATCTAAAATCAGGATCATCAAATTTATCTTCTAAATCTCCTGATTGGTTTAAATCCCCAAAACAATCTTCAAAAGATCCATCTAATTGTCTACATCCGTTAGAGTATATTTTTCTAACATTACCATATAGTTCCTCAAAAGTTATTTCTGTTAATATATCTTGATTTGTTTTTGTGTTAAATTTTTCTTCGCTTCCCTCTATTAATATACGACCTTCAGCTAATAATATTCCTTTATATTTTTTATCCCTACCCCAAAGTCTAGTTCCTGTTTGTTGAATATCTAAATTGTAATCATAATAGTCTTCGTATACTTGTTTTGTAATTTCAGGAGGTATTCCTTTTAATCCATTATCATCTTTTGCTATTTCTATAGTTGCAGTTTGTCCTACTCCTATGTATTCTGTTTCTATAGAATAAGGTTCTGGGTCATCATCAAATTTATTTTTTATATAAGTTATACTACAACCATCTTCTGGATCATCTTCTAAATAAAAATCACCACTTATTAAATCAAAAGAATCATCTGCTTCTCTACCTTCACAATAAAGAGATAAAGTATCAAAAGGAAATCTTTGATATATAGGATCATAATCTGCTGCAAATTCAGACATAGATAAATGCCATTGATATGCTATTTTTACACCATCAGGTATTCTATTTAATTCATTAATACTTAAAAAATATAATTCACTATATAGTTCTCCTCCTACTTTAAGAGATTTTCTAATTAATTTATATAAACCTTCACTACTAATAGCTCTTTTTAAACCATCTTGCATAACATAAACAGTAGTCATTCCTTGAAACTGACCATCTGCATTTCCTGCTGTTAAAAAAGAACCATTAGGATATTCAGAATTTGATGGTCTAGGTGATGTTATTTTTGTTAATTCTTCTTGTTTTGAGTCTAATTTTTCTAATAAAGATTCTATTTTATCATCTAATTTTTTATTTATTTGTGGATATAAATAATCTCTACTTTCTTTTATTATAGATTCATGAGAATTTTTTCCTTTTTTATTTATTTTAAAAAATAAAGAATTATATAAATCTTCTACCCTTTCATTAGATAAAGGAGGTTCTGATCTTGTTAATTCACTAAAAGATTTATTGTAAAGTTTATTAGATAACTTATTACTTTTTATAGTTTTTTCTAATTTTATTTTATCTTCAGACATTATCTTACAACTTTAAAGAAATAATCGTTATCATAAATGGTTACTCCATCTTTAGCTATATGTTTTATTAATATACGATAATATCTTTCTGGTTGTAACCCTTTCATAAAAATTTTAAAATAACTACTTTCATTATCATGACTTAGTCTTGTGTATTCAGTATCGAAAGGGATAATTTCTTCTTCAGAATATGCATCTCTTATACTATACAATGACTTTGCATCTGTTCTAAATATATAATTGTTTAAATAATTTGATGAAGTAGAAAAAGTTCTTACTGGATATTTTGGTCTTACATGGAATCTAAATAAAGCTTCATCGTTTTGATTGTATTCTTCTTTGTCGTTATACAAAGAAACATTAAAAGATCCACTAGAAGCTTTTGGTAGTGTTGAGTTAATTTCTTGATCATTCCACTTAAATGTTAATTTAGGAGGATAAATTGTATGAGTATCTTGAGAAAAATATTGTAATTCACCAAAACTAGTAGCTACATTAGATTCAACACTATCTATTTGTTTTATTAAAAATCCTTGATTTGAAATTCCTATTGGGTACTGTGCATCATTAAAATAACTTTGACTAAATTTTGTAACTATATCAGTTACATCAAAATTTGTATCTAAATTATCTCCTGCTAGAAATTGTTGGTTTGTTTGGAAACCACTACCTGTATACCAAACACCTCCTCCTGGAGTTATAGGTCCCCCATTATCTGAAGAACTAACTATTGATCCTGATGTTCCTGTTACTGTTTCATATTGTTCTATTGTAAATCCTCCATATTCTCCTATTGCAGATGTTCCTATTCCTCCTAAAGAAGAAGTTGTCCATGCAGTAGCTTGGATTGAATTATCTCTAAATTTCCAAGTAACTCCATTTGAGGCTGAGGGTAAATTAAAGTATTTATTTGTTCCTTCGTTCCATGATTGTGAAATAGCATATACTTCTAATAGTTGAGTAGATGTTAAATTTTTAGCTTGAACAGAAGTTAATTGAAGATTTACTTTAGAAGAAGCAAAATTATCGCCCCCCATAGTATTTTCTATTATAGATGCTATTTCTTCTTCTTTAAATTTAATTACAATTCTTGAAGGATAATAAAATTGGTCTGTATTTCCTCTTTCTTTTACAAGTTCAAGTATTTCATCTCCCCCTGTATTCATGTCTACACGATCGGGATGACTATATAATGTTGCGTCTATTTCTGGGAATAAAAAGTAGTATGCCATTTTAATATGTTGTTACACGTCCTTGAATATCAGCATTTGGGAATTTTAATTCAAAAATACTAGGATCCATTGAAGGATAAATTACGTTATTTTTAGTTGCTTCTTTAAAACCATACTTATATTTTGAATATCCTAAACTTTCTCCATTTTTATTTTCAAATCTAACAGATTCTACTGTTTGACATCCTGCGACCCCTCCTATTAAATTTTGAACTTCAGAAATTATAATAGGTTGGTTTATCTGCCATTTATCTATACTAAAATATTCTTTAATTTCATTAATACAATTTAATAATACTTCTTGATTATTATAAGACTTATATGTTGTAATTTCAAATTCAATACCAAAATTAATTGCAAATGCATCTTTAATATTAATAGCATCTGTTAGCATTCTATATTGTTCTAAATAAGTAGATAAATTTATTTTAGTTGCTGTGTTTAAATTTGTAAGATTTTTATTTTGATCATATCCTAAAGTATATAAATTTAAAGCTAAAGGATTAGGTATTCTACCTGGTTCGTTTGTTAAAGGTGAAGTTTGATCATCTTGAACTATATATGCTTTAGCTACTCTACCTAATTGTGCGGGCATAGATAAGGATCTAATTAGATAATCATCTTTTGTAACTGTTCTTTGTTGTGCTCCAAAATTAGCCATAGTATTCATTCTAACTTCTTCTATGGTTTCTGCTCCTCCTCCGCCTCTAGCTGCTTCTACATTAGTAGATTGGATTGAAGATTTAACAAAATTTAACATACTTTGATTTAAATTAGGTTTAGGTGTTATATTTATAGAACCTAATTCTGTGATTGAATTTGAATTTACATTAGCATTTAAACCCCCTCCTACTAAATAAGTTACTTTTAAGGTTGTATTAGCAGGTACTTCTCCATAAGCTTTAGTATATAAAAAATTAGAGGGATCATATGATACGTCTAATTTGCTTCTTCCATCCATAATTCCTAAACCTATATTATCTGGATTAGGAATAATTTGTTCGTCTGCTTTATCACTAACACCTGATCCAAATTGTAATTCTAATTTATTGTCTTTTTTTACTCTTGTTGTAAATCTTTTAGGTACTTTTTTTAATTTTAAAAGATGAGGTGTTTGGTGGTTATATTGATGTAGTTCAGGATCATTAGCTGCTGTATTATCTACTTCTTCAAATATTGTACTTTGTGCTAGATAAGGAACTTCATGGTATTTTTTACCTGATGAGTCTATTATAGATTCTATAGAGATTATATTAGTATCAAACAATTCTAATGTTAAATATTTTTGAGGAGCCCCTACAACAAAAGATTGAGTTTTTGTTTCTGCGGAAATAGAAGGTACTGTTTTTTTCAATAAATAGTATTCTGGGTTTTGTGATATGTCATATTGGTATACACTTACTGTAGTTGGTTCAAAACTTGATGAAAATCCAAATCTAGCATCTTTTGTTATATAAAAAGATGTACCATTTGTAGAGGCAAATGTAGAATTTGAATTTATATTTAAAGCATAATCATAATCAGGTTCATATGATCCATTTACTATTTTTGAAGGTACTAATTGAGATATATCTAAATCAACAGAAGCTGCTGATGTTAATTTTGGTTTATAACCCATAGCATGTGCTATGTTGTATAAGTTTTCTTTTTCTTGAGCTAGATTTAAAAATGATTCTCTTAATTGAGTGTCTGTGTAAAAAGATAAAACATCTCCTACATAAGCAGCCATTTCTAGAAACATCATTCCTGGATTACCTTCACTAAAATCATTAAAATTATTAGGAAAATAAGTTTGAGTAAATTCTACTAATCTACTTTTAAAGCTATTATAGTCTTTACTTAAGTATTTAACTTCTTTATCTTGATTTTTATTTGATACTTTATTATAAGCCATTACTCGTTAAAATTTAATTGAATTGCATCTACTGAATTATCTAATAAAGATCTATACGTTACTGCTACAAATAATGTTCTTTGATCTGTAGATAATGATGTTCTTACGTCAAATACTTGTATATTAGGTACGTAAAAATCTGCTTGTGTTATTATTTTTTGTCTTAAACTTTCTAAATTAATATTTTGTTCAAATAATAAATTTTTTATTCCTACACCAAAATTGGGTAAATTTACCCTCTCACCAGGAACAGTTAATAATAAATTTATAAGATTTGATTTTGCTTGATCTATAAGAGTTTCGGTACTACTAAATACATTATTTTCATCTAAAGGAAAAGCTACCCCTATCTTAATATTATTATTAAGATCTCTTGGGTCTTTTCTTATTCCTTGTATTAGAGGCATGTATTATTTTTTCTTTTTATTTATTGCTTTCATTAAACCACTGTAATCTCTTGTTACTGCATTTGCTACTGATTCAGGCATACCTGTTGTATCTACAGACATTGGTGCACCTGAAGCAAATGGTTGTGCTAAACTTACTGGGGCGTTTCCTGATTCTGTATTTGTATCTCCTTGTGCTGTTTCATTTAATAAATCATTTAAAGCTGAATTGTTTGTAAAATTTTGAGGTTTAAATGGTTTTGATTTTAAAGGAGCACTACCCATAATTTTTTCTCTTAAAGAATTTTTTGCTATTTCAGGAACTTCAACTATTCTTTCTTTATGTTCTATAATAGTTGGTTTTAATTCATCACTTAAATCTTCTTTAAGTGTTTTAATTTCTCTGCGTAACGCATAATCTATTTCTTCTCTAACTACTTTTCTAATTAGATTTTCAAAAGTTTTTGCTTTCATATTATTAATTATTGTTTGTTATAAATATAAGTTTTTTTTAAATATTAATTATTTTAAAACTAATATTGTATTTAAGTACCCATTCTTTAGTTTCTTTTTGTAAAACTGAGATTCTTTCTAATGCTCTAGTATCTCCTTGAGCACGTAAGTTAGCTAATGTATTAGCATATTTATCTTCAATTAAAGATGTTAAATCTTCAAGGCTTAAACCATCATTTAAAGAATGTATATTATTTCCATCTATGGTATTTACACCTAATCCATCACCATCACCACTACCACTACCACTTCCATCACCAGTTCCGGTTCCTGTTCCTGTTCCTGTTGCCCCTGTGCTATCATTTAATAAATCATCACATTTACTTTCATGATTCATTTTTGCAAATTGAGCTAATAATACTAATTTATCTAGTTGATCTTTTAAAGCTTTTAATTTAGTTACAGCAGTTGTAATAATATTTAATATTTTATTTATTTTATTAGTATAAAGTTGTACTATAATTGTTAAACTTAATACTAAAGCCGAATATTCTGCTATTTTTCCTCCAGCTATATCTGCTAAATCTTTAGCTAAAATAATAGGTCCCGGAGGTACTCCTGCTCCATTAGGAGGGAGAGGTATGTGACCTGCTACTTTTATTAATATTTTGGCTATTATTATAGTGGTACCTAATACAGCTGTAATAGGTTGTAAAACTGATGCTAATTGATTTATTTTAGCTAATACTCCTGAAGGGTCTGTTATTTTTTTTAGTTTTTCTTCTACTGCTGATAATTTATCTAAAGCCTTACCTACTGCGTTTTGAAGTTTATCTATTTTATCAATAATTTTTTGATGTTTATTATCAAATTTTTCTTTTCCTTTACCTGTACAATTTGTTTCTGAAACATCTGCTTTTAACTCATTTATAAGATCAGCAGGAGAAGGTATTTGTTGTTTAAGCTTTAAAACTTGTTTTTTACCTTGTTCCTTTATTTGTTGTTTAGACGTTGTTATAACTCGAGTTACTGTGTTATTTAATAAATTTCTTACTGTTTCTGAAGACATTTTATACTAATTTTGTGTTTGTACTCATTATATCTTGTATATCTTGTTTTAGACTTTCTATTTCTATTTTTCTTGATTGAAAAGTAGAAAAATTAGCTGGATTCATACCAGTTAATCCACCCGGAGGTGTTACTACATATGTTACTTTTGTACATATATCATCTATTACATCATCTATTAAATCTAATACACCTTCTAATAATTCCCCTAATTCATCTCCTAATACTGCTGGTTGGGTTGGAAGAGTATCATCAAATTCTAAGCCTAAATAAATTTGAGGAGAATTTATAATAAATTTACTTTCTTCATTAGGACTTGTATCAAAATGGAAACTACCATTTGTACTAAAACCTATAGCTTTATCTGAAAACAGTAAAATACTATCTGATTTTGCATTAAATAGTAATCTATCTGAATTTAATATTACTTGATTTCCTTGGTATGTGTCTGGGGATTCAGGAATGTATGCCATAATTATACTATTGTTTGGTCTGCTTCATTTTCTAATCCATGAGTATACTGTCCCCTTCTTTCTGTATTTTGAGTTCTAAAATATTCATGTAAATCTTCTCTATCTGAAGCTAGTGATTTTGTTTTTTTATTATCGTCTTCATTATATGCTATGTGTATCCATGATGAATTTAAATTACCACTATTAAAATCTCCTTTTTCTGGAAACTCCCATATAATTTGATTAAATGTAGGTAAATTTGCTATAGCCCAATTATATATTTCAGATGTAGATCCTTCAGTGTAAATTAAATCACAAGCCATTCCTTGTATATGTTGAGAATTTTCTACTCCATTTACTGCTGCATTTAATGCTTTAGATCTATAAACAGATGTTACCCCTATAGAATTACCACTACTACCAGGTAAATTATTAAAATGACTCATTATAGGAGCTATACATTTATTATGTAATTTTTCTAAATTACCTATAATATATTCAGAAGTCAATTTAGAATCTGATTCTACATCAACACCTGGAGTATTATCTATACCTTTTTTTGTTGCAGTACTGCTTAAAATATATGATTTTAATTTAAACGCCATAATTAATATATTGATAATCCTGATTTTGCTTCATTTATTAATTCACCAGGAGTTCCTGAAGAAACACTACCTTCATATACTGTATTCATATTTTTATCTTTAACTGTAACTTTACCTCGAGGTCCCATTCTTTGATAATAAAAACCATAAGGATTATTTTCTACTTTAGTTTGACCACTACTTTGAAGTTGTTGTTGTTCTGTAACATTTATAGTTTCTTCTGCATCTGCGTGTAAAGGAGGAGGTCCTGGAGGTCCCATCGGTCTTTCTACATCTATTCCCTCTGTATTAGAGTAATTTTCAGGTAAATCCCCTAAATCTTCTCCAGGGAATATTACTTGTTCTTCAGTAGGTGATATATCATAATCTGCTATGTCTTCTTGTACTTCTTCTTCTGGTATTTCTTCTGGTTCTGGAGGAAGAGGTGGTGGTGTAGCTAATGGTATATCTTCTTCTACATCTTCAGTTATAGGTTCATTATTAGGTTCTGGTTCTATTTTTTCTTGTAATTCTAAATTAGCACCAAAAGATAATTGATATAAAGAAGAAGGTGTAAAATTAGTTATTTGTTGATTAGAACATAAATATATACTTGAATGATCACCATCTATGTCTTCTAATATATGTTCAAAAGATTCTTTTTGTTCATCTTCTTTTTGGCCATTTCTAATTATAGTAATAGGATTTCCTATTTCACCTTCATTACTCCATCTATTAAAGTCACTTAATTGGTTAAAAGTAGTAGCTCCTAATCTTATAGAATTACCATATCTTCCTTCTATAATAGTATCTCCTTCATAAGGTCTTAAAGGTCTAATATTTTCTAATTCTTGAAAATATTCTCCTAAAGTAAGTGTAGATTCTTGGTCATTAGGGTTAGATGCTCCTTCTTCTATTTCTTCATTAGATAAAGCTACTTTACCACTTTTTAAAACTTTAGGAAAAGCATTATGTAAAGGATGATTTTGAATTTTTATAGCAGGTAAATAATAAGCTATTTCATCTCTATCTCCCTCATAATAATAAGGACTTGGACCTCTTAATATATAAACTATTTCATTAACTAAAGGATATTGTGTTATACTTGAAAATAAAGGTTTTGCAAAACTTAATTTATTAGTTGAATTATCTTTAGGAAGTGATTGTCTAAATTTGGTATATAATATAGTTCCTACAGCATCTGGGCCCCCTAAAGATTTATATCTATCTGGATTAGTTTCATCATTTAAGATAACTTCTTGTACCCTTACTGCTTCTAATCTAGTTATCATTTTACTTGTTTTCTATTTTTTTAGGTTCTTCTACTGTTTTTGATATTTCTTCAGCAACATCCATTAATTGACTCATTTCTTCTTCAGTTAATAAACCACTATCACCATTAGAAGAAGTACTTGTAGATAAACGTTGTACAATAGCTGCCATTTTAATTAGTTGGTCATCATTTTTAACACTAATTTCCATGTATTCTTTAATTAAGGGAACTACAACTGTAGCATCACCTAAAGATTGGACTAAAGGTTTTAATTCTGAAATTAAAGATGCTAATTGTTTAGCTTTTTTCTTTTGGTTGCCGTGAATTTCTTTTAATAAATCTCCAAAAGATTTATCGTCGAATAATATTTGATTTAATGAATCCATACATTTTATTATAAATATGGAATTTTTAGATTTTTACATACCCTGTTTCATCAAACTCCATATATAATGTTTTATAAACTGATTTTAATTTTTTTGTTACTTTAGTAATAACAGGGGTATCTACATCAGTTATTTCTCTAATATAAATGTAAAGTGCTTTTTTATTGAATATTTCCAAATTTTCTCTACGTTTAAAAAGTATATTAATAGCATCACAAACTTTTCTATCTTTATCTTTTTTAAACATTGTAAACATGTGTTTATCAATATATTCTGTGAGGTAATCTATAAAATCTTTTATTTCTTGTTTACGTCCATCTCTTCCTAAAGAACGTAAAACACCATCATCTTCATCTGCTGCTTCGAGTCCTACTTTTTGTTTTTTCTTTTTATAATTGTTATTATTATAAAGAATAAGATAATTTTTACCTACAATAGAAAAATAACTAAAAGCTTTAGAACCTCTTTCAGGTTTAAAGTAATCTAATTTTTCTAAAAGAAAACAAATAACTTCATGTTTTAAGTCTTCTAAATCATCTACTTCAGTATAATAAAATTTAAAAGTATGTATAAGATTTTCTGCTAATTTATAAAAAGCATAATGTATTCTTGTAGAGAATATATGATCTCTTTCTTCTTGATTAGATGATGCTAAATATTCTTTTATAGCTCTATCAGTATCAGGAGTAAAATATTGTTTTTTAGATTTATTTCTTTTTCTTCCTCTTTTAGGTTTAGGAATATCAGTTACTCCTATAACAAAATCTACAGTAGTATCTACAGGAGGTAAAGGAGCATATTTGGTTTTGTTTGACATTTATTTTTATCTTAGTGTAAATTCATTTAAGGCTTCTTGGATTTTTTGAAATTCTTTAAACATCCAACCTATTTCATCATCAGCTTTAAATATACCTCTATTATCAACTTCTTTTAATCTTGTATTACATGCTTCTATTGCCTCACTCTGTTTAACAATAAAATTTTCATATTCTGTTATTATGTCTTCTGATTTTTCAATTTGATTTAATAAATTTTTAGTTATAAAAAAAACAAATATTAAAATAAGTACTAATGCAATAATTAATATTATATTAAGTGTATTCATATTTAATCTTTAAAAAATGAATCTATAACATCAATTGTTGCTCTTGATAGATTCGGATTGTTTTCTGTGTTTATTTTTTTAGCTGCTCTTAATGTTTTATCACCCTTACTTGCGTTAGCTGGTTTTGATTTAGGAACGCTATTAGATGCGTTATTCCATAATTCAAATTCGATTTGAGCAGCCATATGATCTGCTTGATGCATTAATAAAGGTAAGTGTGTTCTTAATCTAGTTTCTTTTTGACCAGACATAAAATAGAATTTATTTGACTCATCATATAAACCATCATGAATTTTAATTGTAATATATTCATTTTGAGTAACTTTACAACCAATTTCTTGAAGTATAAATAATGATCTTTCTGGGACTTTCATTGCAGGAATATCAGTATTAAATTTATAAACCATACCTAATTTATCAACATGCCATTGTGAGTCATTTGGTTGATAATATTCACCTTCTTGTTGACCCATCTTGCCTAAATCATGGAATAAAGCGGCAAAATGCATTTCTTCAACAGAGTATGTAGATACATCACCCCCCATTGATTTCCACGTTTTATATAATTCATTTGCACAATCATACACACGTAAAACATGGTCAGTATAACCACCTGCAAATGCTGAATGATGCCAATTTTTACTTGAGGCAGGCATCATCATCATTCTTTCTTTATACTTATCTAAAAATGGTAATAGTATATCTGTTCTTTCTTTTGAAAAACATGTTCCTATTACACTTACATAACGATCCCAATTTGTTTGGATTTTTTCAGCTGATAACATATTATATATTTCCTATATTTCCTGTTCCTCTTGCTCCTAAACTACCTGCTTGTGATATAGTTATAATATTTTGCATTTCTTCATAACGTTCTTTTAAAAGTCCTTCTGTCATGAATTTTATTGCTTTATCATTTTCTCCTCTTTTAATTAAATTAAGTAATTGAGCTAATGCTTGATCAATTCCTTCTAATGCTCCTTGTGCTTGTTTTGCGTATTTCATAATATTGTTTTATTTTAACTTGTATATAATAATTTATTTTTAGATATCCAAATATTTTTCATATTGTTTATTACACCATTCCATATTCTTTTTTAACATTTTTTTACGATCTGGGGGTATATTAAGGAAATCTGTTGTTTCAATTAAAAGACCTATTGATATTATACGAGTAGAATCTGATTTAGTTCCTTTTTTTGTTATAAGTTTTTTAAGTAATTCAACACTTCTAAGATATTCATCTTTTTTTAATTCGGCTGCTGATTGTTGTTTTTGTAATTCATGTTCTTTATCATTATCATCAAAGAACGACATTATATTAGTACCGGAACGATGGATATTCTTTAATTCATCCGCTTTTTCCATCCGCCTCAGTGTTTCTTCTATATTTTTAGGATTATACTGTGTCATGTGTTCGGTGTTGTGGTCCGCCGTTTCGACCCTAAAACCCCTACAGTTGTAGGATATAATTTAAAATTGGGGTAACCAAATTTTTATCCAAATGTTTTTGTAAAGTTAAGTTTCATAGCACTTTGTGAAGAACCCATATTATCTAATATTTTTTCATTATCAAGAGCAGCAAAAGTAACATGGAAAAATTTCATACTACCATCTTTTTTAAGATTAACTAAATGATTTCCATCACCTGGTTTTCTTTCTAATTTATCTCTTAAAAATTTTCTTGCCAT